TCAATCTCGATACAGATGTTACCTGTACTCGCCCACTTATCTCTCTCTGTTTTTATCTCGCAAGTCTTAGCCCCGGAAAACATTTCGTCTATGTGTTTCTCCCACTGCTGACCAAACTCTAGGTCAACATCAAACTTACGCATTTCTTTTATATCCTTACTCTTGTTCAGTCCCATGCTCTTCTCCTTTTATTTCTACGACAACATAGTTGTCCGTATCTAGGCCACCAAACTCAGTAGTAATCTTGGTAACATATTCATAGTGGTCATCCTCAATTATATTATTCTCTACTAAAGCATCCATGAGAAACTTATGCATAGGAAATGTATAGTTGTCTAGGTCTTTCTTTCTTTTGTTATTAAAAAATAGTTTGTAATTCGGTTGTATTGTCTTGTACTTGGGTAGTGTCTTTACCCATTCTTTCACTGTTGCATGGTATGCTTGCTTTACATTATTCTTTTGTATGTAGTGCATTGGAAAGAAGTTGTTTAGACTAACCATGAGTTCCCTTTTCTTCTCACCTCTACCTTTGCTGTAAACAGGTAGTGGTAATATACCTTTGTGCTTCATTACTTTCTCCAGTCTGTTCGCCAAAGTCTTGGGTTAGTTTCTTTCTTTTTCTTTTTTAGTTCTAGGTACAACTTGGAAGTCCCATCCATGCGGACAAGACCCCAAGTTGTTTTAGCTTTAGTCTTTGAGCTCATCGACTATATCTTTGTCGAGTAGTCTCCAGATTATGACAGCTGCAATTATGCCAGCCAGTCCACCGTTTCCTAAAGTCCAAACTATGCCCAGTATAGAGCCGATTACATCTCCGGTTAGGAATGCTACCTTTGGTCCAAAGATAATCTGCAGTATAATAGACAGGCTAATTAGTTTGATACCAACATCTATCGCACCATCAGCTCCATTCTTGATTTTATCTAACATCTTTACTCCTTTCTTTTAGTTTAACATCTATCGCCTTGAGGATTTTCTCTATCTTTTTTTCTAGAGCAGGCACCTCTACCTTTTCTTTCCATAGCTTCCGCATTAGACTTACTCTCATATGTGCCAACCTATACACAAAGTATCATGTGGTGGATTACAAGTTAAATGTCTTTGCTCTTCCATCTTGTCATGTAATGTACTGCATCCTGCCAGTGTAATAACAACAATCTGTAAAGCTATTATTAATATTATAGTATTCATTCTATTTCTCTTTCTTCTTCTACCAAGTCAACTAACTCACATACACTACCAGTACAGGCCAGTGTCTTAGTTCCTACAGTAGTATCTGTTAATTCATATTCACTAATCAAATCCCAGTCAACAGACTTAGGCATTTTCTTAGCAAGCTCGTTGTATTCTTTCTTGGTACAGTCTTCATAAGGTGCTTGCTGGTATGAATGGTCTGAGTGTGGTAAGAAACTAACTCCACTTACCTCATCAAAGTGTTCATATACCCATGCACCTACCTGCATCCACTCATGTTCTCTTACACTAACAGTAACACTAGGCTTATGCTCACAATAATGTCTCTGGTATATGAGCCATAGTTCCAGCTGTTCGATAGCAGTCCTCTCGTTTCTAAGTACAGCACCCTTTGGAGCTTTCATTGGAAAAGTAAAGACCTTAACACTGTTAGGTTTCATTACATCAGCTTCGCAAGGGATGCCTTGGTCCTCCATTAACTGTGCAATAGGGTCCTTAGCATCTGCTCTTACTCTTCTAAAATAATAGTCGTTATGTCTGGTGTGTATACCACTAGCACTGTCAACTAACTGACTGACTGTGCCACTGGGTTTAATGGCTGTGGTCGCAGTAGCTTGGTTAATACCCAGTAGTTCTGACCAGTGAGCATTAATCTCAACTACTTCTTTTCTAACTTTCTCAAGGAATTTAGGTAAGGCTTCCTTGTCCACAGAGCCATTCATAAAACTGTTATCCATTATACCAGTTAATGACACTCCTAATAAAGATTCTTCTTCTGTATTTTTAACCCACTTAGGTCGAAGTCTTTTAATGTTTGTAAGACTTGCTTGAAACGTGCCCAGTATGGTGGCTAATCTTGCCTTACGGAGTATATCTTTCTGTGTGTCTTCTGCACGTACTACTATCTCTGTTAAGTTGCAAAACTGGCCATCTCTGAGGATGATTTCACTGCATGGATTACAGCCAAACTCATGGTCAGTGCTTCTTCTACCTATAGATGCTACTTGTTTTACAGCGGCTTCCCTGTTAAAGATACCACGCTCACCAGACTTAGACTCATACAAAGAAGTCCATTCTTTCATAAAGATTCCCATGTCTGGCTTTTCTGTATAGCATACGCTATTGTTACTCAGTGCCATCTCTGGTGTATCAGACCACCACTGTCCAGACTTAGCATTACGCATACGCTCATCAGTCAAATTACTGAGGGAAATCAATGCACTACGTCTAACACCACCAACTACAACCACCTCTGCTATCTTACACATCATTCTATGGCACTCATAACTTGTCAGCTTTCTACCTACTGCATCCTTGAATAGATTAGTAGCAAAATTAAATAGGTCAAGTAATGGCTCTGGTCCACTGGCCCTGCCACCAAATGTCTTAAGCCTTGAGCCCTTAGGTCTAATCTTAGAGAAGTCCCACTTAGGCATCTCACCATCATACAAGTAGGTAATCAGTTTACGGAAAGCAGACTGCCAACCCTCTTTACTATCCTGTACAACAATAACATCATCAACATCCACCAGTTCTTCCGGTACCTCTGGAAGTTTAGAAATGAATTGTCTCTCTACACTAAAGCCTACGCCCGTACCATGCATCAATACATATAAAGCCTCATCAAATGACTTAGGATGGTCAACACTTAGATAGGCACAGTTGTATCCGGCTATGTTATTATCTTCTAGTGCCTTACCTGCTGTCATCAAAGCTCTCATGCTTGGCATAACTTCTAGATTACATACTGCATCCTCTAATATCTTTCTTGTCTTAGGTATTAGTTCTTGATTGGTATTCTCTTTCAAGTGTACTTCCATGAAGTCAAAGTATCTAGCGACTGTCTCTTTCCATGTCTCTCTTCTGTTCTTCTCTGGTAGCCACCTTGCGTATCTGCTTAGTGCTATAAAATTTTGGTAATCATTTGGCAATGTATTCATTCTTCATCCTCTAGTGGTGCGATTTCAATGTCAACCATCTTCTCGCCTCGTTCATCATAATAATCATAATACTTCAGTCTTCCATTTCTGTGTAATAGCACAGCAGTAGTAATACCTTTCTCATATGATTGTTTATTTGTAAAATATACAGTAACAGCTCCTGCTATTATTAGTACACTACATATTATTATATATTCTATTCCCATTTATATCTCCTCAAAATCTTCTAGAAATCTATCTTTCTTTTCTATTAGTTTATTTTCAAATGCATCTAGTAAATCCTCTGGCTCTATCTCTAACTCATCACATATAAGACAAGTGTCATATGTCTTTGCAATGTAAGCCTTTAACTCTGGTAGCTGTTTCAAAAGCTGGCTCCTGTATTGTCAACAAAATAATTAGTTATCTTGCCAGATGGAACAGGCTTAGCTATTAGACTACCATAACAGTCTTCTTTAAATCCGCAGAATGCACAAGTCATGCACAGCTTCTCTTCTCCCGACTTAGTCCTAGTAGTAGCGTTAGCTATTCTCATTGGCGGTGTATCAGATTCCATCTTATTTTTTAAGTCAACAATAAAAGTATCAACATCCTCCTCTAGCTCTTGCCTGCATAACTTAAGAGTTGATTTGTTTTTATTTAAAGCTAGGAAATATCCATGCTTCCTGTCGTCATTCTTACCATAGGCTGATAGTTGTTTAATGTATCCAAAGCTATCATCCTTTATACCATCCTCGGCAAACTTATTATCCCAAGACCAAGCACTCGCTGTCTTAATGTCTACTAGTTCACCATCAATAGTACAATCCTGCGAGCCATTGATACCCTCAACAGTATGTTTCTTCTGCTGGTCCTCAACAGTATGCCCGGCTAGTTTAATTAGAGCTACTAGCACAGCCTCCAGCACATGGCCCTGCAAGAAAGTTAGATGTACATTACCATCTATCTCTTCTGCCTCATATCCTTTGACACCATACCATTGTGCTCTCTCACATCTACCTATACCAGACATCCTTAGCTCACCAGTCTTTTCGTATGGCTCGAATGCATTCTTAATTGCTTCCTCTACCTCACGACCTGCCTGCATAGCTATAGAGTTTAAGTCTCCAGAGTATTCCTTTGACTTCATTACTTCATACACATCTGGTATTAATGTATGAATACTTTTAGTTGGACTCAGCACTGAGTTCTTAGATACTTTCATTATCTTTCTCCCTTGTTATAATCCCTTATTAAACGCTCTAGATACCACTTAGCTTTTTCTAGGTCCTCTAGTCCGTTCTTCATTCTGTATCGAGTGACATATTTTACCACATTGCCCTCAAGAAAACTCATGTTCTTTGAGGTGATATAGTCAATGCACTCTATTCCCTGTGTGTAGTGTTCTGGATTGATATTATCTTTCTTTCTATTCTCATTCCATTGCACTTCAAATTCATTAGTGCGTTTCATTCCAACTCCTCCCAATTTTATACTCCCCGGTTATCGGACAGTTTAATTTATAATAATTTGTTGTCTCTTTCATAGCATCTACAATAAGCATACCAATATAGTCTGCATCATTAGGATTACATTCAATCTGAATCTCATCATGTATGACACCAATTTGCTTGTACTTTAGACCCTCATATTGTGCAAGACCATGGAAAATATCCCAAGCTCTCTTAGCTATGATGGCACCAGCACTTTGGAGCAGGAAGTTAAGGGATGCATGCTCACTCCTAATCCTAATTCTCCTGCCATCCAGTGCCTTTAGCCATCCTTTATCGGATGCCTTACCCACCCTGTATCTTAGTTTCTTTAATGCTGGTGTGTTATTCAGAAAGTTTTCTTTTAATTCTCTGCCCTCTTCTACACCTCCGCCTGCAATACTACCTATCTTCTTATCACCTGCACCATACAGGAATGCATAGATAAATGTCTTGGCCTTATCCCTAGTGTCCAGACCAGCTGACTTCTGATTAGCAGTGTGTATATCACCAGTTAATATTTCTTTTGTATAGTTCTTGTCATTCATATAATGTGCTAGACATCTAAGTTCCAGACCAGATAAGTCAGCACCTACCAGTACCTTATCCTCTGGTACAGTAAACAATGCTCTCATCTCTGGACCATACTCTTTACTGCTGGCTGTTACCTGCTGTAGATTAGGATTACTACTAGACATGCGGTGTGTTACAGTGCCCATAGTGTGAACTCGACTGTGTATTCTACCAGTTGTATCATCTATAGCATCCAGCCATCCTTTAATCTGGCCTTGTCTTTTCTGTAGCATTAAGTATCTAGCTATCAGCTGTGCCTCTGGAATATCCACATCCTTAAGTGTAGACTCATCCACCTTAGGCTTACCTGTCTCTGTAAATATTGTAGGCTCCCAACCATAATGCATTAAATGTCTGCCAACCTGTTGTCTACTACCTAGATTTAATTCTGGGTAGGTCCAGTATCCATAGTCATCATCATCATTAGTATAACAACCAAGGTCTACCTCATCTTGGTAATACTTAGACCTCCTACCATCTGCATTGAATCTATTTTCTACTGGTTTCTTGCTCTTCCATACAGGCAAGGGTGCGAAGTTCTTATGTACTTCCTGCTCTGCTTTTCTTAAGTCATCATTAACCCTTTGTAATAAATGCATAGCACCATGCTCATCAAACAGCCATCCATTTTTCTCTTGTATTGAGCATTGTTTTTTAATAGAATACTCTAGTTCGATAGCATCCTTGCTTAATCCTTTCTGCATTAGTATCTTGTATACCTTGCTAGTTATTTCTGTATCTCTAAGGCAATACTCTACCATCTCTGTGCTGAGCTTGGACCAGTCTTCATGGTCCCCTTTAGGATAGTCAAGGTACTCACCCCAGCTAGCTAAGGAATGTCCTCCCTCTCTTTTAGGGTTGTCTAGCTGGCTAAGTATTAGTGTATCATGTATAAATACATCCTTAAAATCTATGCCCCAAAGTTCTTCCAACACAGGCACATCAAAAGCTATACCATTGTGAAAGACTAGAGTATGACATATACTTCTATCCGCTAACCATTCCTTAAACTCCTCAGCCTCATAAAATACTCTTGTCTCTTGATTGTATGTATTATGCACACCAACACACCAGATTTTAGTAGCCTCGATACCATCTGTTTCTATATCACAACTAAAAGTCTGAGGCATCTGACCCTCCCATATCTGGATTGATTCCTTTCTCTAGTCTGGCAGTGTCTGGATTAAAGTATGTCCATCCAGCCTCACCAGTCTGCCCAGTTCTTCTCAACTTTGGTACTCTTATTCTTGTTGAGTTCTTAGTGTACTCATCCTCGGATAGCTTATCCCTAGAGAATAATATATTAGTATGGCAAGCCTGCGGTATTGCTCCACTACCTTTCACATCATATTCGCTAATCTTGTGAGGATGAGAGCCATCGTCTGGCTTTCTGGTATGTGTACTCAGTATCACTGCACACTTGGTCTCTTTACATAGCTTAATGAATCTGTCCATAACCTCTTCGATATTCTCGTTGCTCAAGTTTTTGATTGCAGTATGCAATGGGTCTACCAGAATAATACCACAATTCAATCCCTTTACAAAGTATCTTATCTTAGAAAACATCTCATCAATATCAATACTACCACCACCATCATTATGTAATTGAATCTTTGAGCCAAATCCTATATCTATGGCAGACTCCATAATCCTATCTACATTTAATTCTGTTGGCTTGACTAGTTGTAAGTTCTCTTTAGTATGTACACTAACAACCTTTCGGATTGTCTCATCAATGTTATCCTCTACCATGAAACAACCAATCCTTTCATTGGTTTCTGTGGCAAAGTGATAGATGAGTTCGTTAAGTATGGTAGTCTTACCAATACTGGTATGTGCTATGATGGATACCAACTCACCCCTAGCAATACCGCCCCTCATCATATGGTTTAAGTCTCCAAATGAATCCGGTAATGGTACCAGTTCAGTGTCCCGGTAATCCATCAGTGCCTCTCTCATCTCTTCAAGAGTAGCAACACCACTAACTACATAATCCTTAGAGTCATTCCACCACTCATCATAGAATGCTTTACTATCACCATTGGCTAGGTAATCGCTGGCATCCTTATGCTTAGTGAGTGTTAGAATTTTACATTTATTGGGCCCAAGTATTGGTGCCACCTGCTTGGCTGATTCTCTGCCTGCCTCATCATCATCGAAGCATATGACTACAGTCTCAAAAGAATCTATCCACTCTAAATTATTTTTTATATTCGATACAGAGTTAGCACCATTGTTAATAGAAACAACAGGCCATCTACTGCCAAACATTTCATAGGCCGAACAACAATCCAACTCACCCTCTACAATTGTAAGGAACTTTCCTCCAGCTTTGAATAGGTTTTGACCGAATAGCATATTAGTATTACTGGTATCACCCCATCCCCTAAATGACTTGTTAGCTACAGTCCTAGTTTTTATACCCACCATCTCACCGCTCTGGTCATAATATGGGTAATGGTGTTTAATTATCTCACCTTTGTTATTCTTCTCACACTTTACCTTATACTTCTCTAGAGTCTCAGCTCTTAGCTTTCTATCCGGCAGGGAATAGTAATCCCCTCTGTAATTTTTCATCCAGCTAGAATCTTTTATTTGTATTGGCTTGCTCTTGTGTGTTACATGACCATGTGTGCCACAAGCATAGCAGTGAGTTTGGCCATCATCGTAGACAGCAAGGTTATCACCTTTTGTATCTTTCCCCATATTTGCACAGTCGGGGCACTGCTCCTTTCGGACTAGTTTATTATCCATTTTAACTCCCTTACTTTAAATAAAAGGGCTACCATGATAGTAGCCCATGACTTTACGACCAGTTAGAAATCGCTTTGGTCGTACTCCTCCACACCCTCAGCCTTTTCATCCACTCGGATTCTCTCTAGGTATGTGTAAGCATCGTAAGGTGCTTTACCTTTCTTGACTAGCATCGTAACCTTATCACCAAATAAAGATACATGAGAGGCATCAACTTCCTCCTTATCAGCATTGTAAACTTTAGGCTGACCAAAGTCTATCTTACGCTTAGAAGTAATCTGTGTCTTACCCTCATAGTCATTAGTCTTAAGACCGTTCTTCTCTGCTAGTTTCTTACCCTCTTTATCCAAGGCAATTGTAAGTGTGTACTTACTCGTACCCATAAAGACATCTGGTGTAGTTAGCTTATTGAAAACAACTTCACCTGTTAGTGGTAACATCTCACTCATATTTAACTCCTTATAGTTAACATTCTACCCAAAGGCTGGGCCACCTAGTAGCTTAATACTACTAAAAGTGCATTAAGAAAAATGGAAGTAAAAACTTAATGCACTCTTAGAAATACTAAGAATATCTATGTATGAATTACTAGTAGTATATATATACTTAACAGATTCATAGTAAACATACATAGATATATTGTACCAGCTATTTTATGTTATGCAATTAAAATTGTGGCTCATATTCTTGTCCTTGGTCAACAAGTTCTTGGTAGTAATCTGCCCTAGCTTTGTAGAAGTTGTAATCCTTTATATTATCTTCAAAGTCTGCATCATATTGTAGATTCCTGTACTTCTTAAGCATTACTGCTACATCTACCAATTCATGGTCCACTTCCCAGTTTCTTCCAGTCATACTATTTGTATCAATCATTCTTATCCAACCATTCTTTCATATCTTTCTCAAACTCTGGCGTAGTCATAACATAGTGGGCGTATGCCATAGCATTATCCCAACTATCCTCAAAGTCTGTGCCAAAAGCCAGTTCATCCTTATTTTCATAGGTATAAGGTACACCATTAATGTCTTTCTTTATCATTTAACTCCTCCTGTAATTTTTGTATTTCTTCCTTTAGTTTATCATTCTCTCTTTTCAAGGCCCTGTTAATTCTTAGGGCCTCATCATTAAAGTTCTGATTATTATTTGGATTGGTCATTAAAATCCTCCCTTATTTTTTTAAGTGTTTCTTCTGGTATAGGCTCATCACCCATCAACATTCTTAATGTTATCTGGTATTCTAAAAAGAATTCAATGTCTGAGCCATCAAAGACATTCATTCCCAACTCTCTAAGTGTTTGCATTGCATCCATTATTTTCCTCCATTTAATCGTTTATCCATCAAATCCCACTCAACATCCTCTCGACTGGGTTGTCCTGTCTCTAGAGCCTTTTCAACTGTCTCTCTCAAGTCAATCTCAAGTTCTCTGAGTTGCTCTATTTTATCATCAATCTCTTTTCTCAGAACCTTTTTTACAGTATTCTTTCTAATGATTTCTTTTTCTAAGTCATTTAACCATTTAAACGTGCTCATTTATTTCCTCCATCTCTGTTAATAATTCTAATCTACCCTCTGCTTTACCTAGCAGATAAGATGTTACAACATCTGGTATTCTAATGTGTTGTATATAATTAATTTGTTGCTTACACTTAAGTATTTCTTCTTCAATATTCATACATCCTCCCTATTTTTTATATTATTATTACCATCACGCCACTGCTGACGCATCTCTTCACGATAGGCTAGCAAAGACCTAACATCCTTTTTACTCATCACAAGCCCATGTCTATCATGTGGAGGGCCAGCAAGAGTATGCAACATGCCATCCATCCAGCTGGCTTTCAATTGTATCCCTGCAACGACCTCATCTGGCTCATTTTTCCATTGCTTTGTTGAAGTCTGCAGTTGCTTGCCTCCATGCCCCATCTCAGCCCATATGTAATCTGGCTGGGCAGAGCGTTTAAGCCTACTATAAGCACCGACATAGCTAAGCCCAGTTACCTCCATAACTCTAGCAATAGTAACAATAGACCTATCCGCTAAAATATATTCTTTATGTAAATTCTTAGGCACCTAAAATCCTCCACTTCTTAACCATGCATTTTCCTGTGCTGGTGTCATGTCAAGAGGACTTCTGGAGTTTCTGTATTGTCTCTTACCATGAAATGTTAGCTTTTGCTTAGCCTCTGTATTATCTATCTTAGATAGTTTCTTGGCTAAGTCATTGATTTCTCTATACATTTTAATATAATTATCCATGTTGCTCCTTGTACATATAATCCCAATTAAACTCAGCAAGTTTCCTAATCTCATCCTTAAGGAAATTTACTTTCTCATAGGTATGGTCAAAAGCCATGCCTCCATCACAAATACACAATCTGGATAAAGAGGCATTCTCAATCCATATTTTTACATATTCTTCCTTGGTTTTCTCAACTTCCTTGTCGAAATAACCCATCATTTTTATAGTCTTTTCATTACTCATCGGCATCATCCTCCATTTCTTCAATTTCAGCCCACTCACCACAATGTGAACAAAGCCCTATCCCATCTGTGTTGGGAGTATACACTGGAGCATTACAACAATTGCTCCATCCCTCTATTACTAAGTGTTCTGTAAACATTTTTCTAAACATTTTTACCTCCTTGGTTATTATTTAATTTCTGGGGAAATTTTATCACGAATCTATAAATATTGTCAACCCCAGAAATGCAAATAAATTGAAAATAATTGCAAAATCCTGGCCCGGCTAGGAAAACCGGGCTCGAAATCTTCGATTCTAGCGACTTTTATTGGTTGGGTAATACCTCGGCCTTGCTAATTTCATCAAGTTTGGCATTATAATGGGCCTCATGCCTCAATGCTAGCCTATCAGCAAAATAGACATTCATGATTGCATCATAGCGACTTAGGTCCTCATACTCATCAGCTGGTAATCTATCATTCCAGAAAATCTTTTCATCGATGTAGTCATAGATATCAGTGGGGAAAATGTTATGCTTAATCATGTGCCTCAATGACCAATCATAACGCAAGTCATAATCTCTAGGGTCCGCTAGAAAAAAATCAATAATATCTATCATCGCTTTCTCTTTGTTTGTTGTCATAGTTATCCTCTTAGTTGTATTACCTAAAAAGCCCCAATTAAGGGGCTTGGTAGGGTAGGCCTAGGGCCTAGTAAATATTACCGCTCCTTTGTAGTTGCTCCTCCTCAAACATTTCTCTCTCATACTCAGCCTTTATCCTCAGGTCCTCATCAACTAGTTCAGCAACCCAGTCCGCTATCTCTTGAGGAGTGGCAGGGCTTGAATAAGTATGGCCCATTTCATAGGTTATAGTCCTATCACGAAATGTACAAATCGTAACCTCTTCCGTATCTTCATTAGTCATCAAATGAGCACCCATATCTATAGTGGTTAGCCTGTCTCTAATGTACATCTGAATTTTAAAAATAGTTCCAGTGTAATTGCCTATTGGTAGTGTAGTTCTGTTTTTCCATGCTTTCATTTTATATCCTTATATTTCGCTTGGCTCTTGAGGGGTCCAAACTTGCCCTTTTTTCACCTAGAAAGCCCCTTGGTAGGGGCTTGGTAGGTTGGACCGGTTAAAGGCCTATTTACTGCTTCTCATTATCGTTCTGGCTACATCCTGCATATGCTTGAAGTAGTACATAGTCTTCCAGATACTATCTGCACAGTTCTCAACATAGGCTTCAACAATCTCAAGGGATGGAGTGCCTTGCTTCCAGTTAAAGGCTGGCTTAATCTCATACTCATCAGTCTCAACCTCAGTGAGATGAAATAGGTATGTCATATGACCGCCCTTGCATTTAATATCAACGCATCCTTGAGGGTATCCCTTGCGGACTGAGTTCCACTCACAATAATATGTATTCCCATCACCTGTCCAGAAGTGTAGTTCTTGAGGTGCTGGTATCTTGCTAATCATTCTTCTAATTTCTTTGTTTTCCATTTTAATATCCTCCGTTATTAGTCTAAATATCCAAATGCATTCTTGACCCACTCTTTGCGGTCAATCTTGAATTGGGCTTTAATCTTGGCCAGTGCTCCGGCCTCATCACCGTCAATTATGAGCTCAGAATAACTCTGCTCTTCATAATGTTTGGATTCGTCAAATTTAGCAAAGGGTATAAGCCTTAGGTTGTCACCGTTGTTATTCTCAATGCTAATGTAGTCTAGGTATTGTCTTTTGTTTGTTTCCATTTTGTGTGCCTCCTTGGCAAGTGCTGGTCAATTCCAGTAAGTGAATTATGCCTGAGTCAATTTCATATGTCAACAATTAATTTAATCAATGGATAATAAAACTTTGAGAGTCTTGGTTATTATGTCCAAGAATGTATGAAATCCACGAATCCATCCGCTCTGTTTTTTCCATCCATCCCATCCATGCTCCATCCCAAGAATCCATCCTATCTGGTCCAATCTACGCCATCCATCCCAGAAAGCCCATCCCATGTAAGAAAACCCCGAATATGCGTAGGCGGAAAGTGTAGGATGTCGAGGGTACCCCACCCTTTTGTGAAAATTTCTCCATGAGCCGAAGGAACCCACATGTAAAATTTTTATTTTTTTCAATGTATTACCTTGCATAACCAACTATTTTCGGCACTATGCATAATTACTTAGTATTTATCTGGTATAATAGTACCTAGAATGAGCCCCAAAGAAGAAAACTAATAGTATATATTTACTGGTAAGAGAAAACTTTGTAAGAATTCTAGGAATGAAGGGATAACTATTTTAATTTTATGGTATAATAATAGGCTATGGCAAATAAAGGTACAATTTCTGTAGACTCAGAAGACGAGATTAGAGAAATAGAAAAAGAATTAGAAGAAGAGTTGAGATATGCAGTAGCATCTGCAAAGGGAGTGGTCCCAGCTGATGCTGTAATTAAGATTGAGCGTAAGAAAGGTAGACCAACTGGTGGACTTAGTGCAGAATCTAAGAAAGCTGGGGGTAAAAAGTCCCGAATAAAACGTGGACAGACTTACAGACCTACTGATGATGACTATGCTAAAGTAGAAGAGATGGTATGTATAGGATTAGACCAGCATACTATAGCTAAAATTATGGGTATCTCTAATGCTACTCTTACAAAATATTATTCTCATAATTTACTAGTAGGTAAAGAAAAGCGTACCGCAAGAGTTGCCGGTGTTGCTTACGAAATGGCGGTCAGTGGGGAATCTCCTAGCATGACTACGTTTTGGTTAAAGACTCAGGCCGGATGGTCCCCGAAACACCACGTTGTTGTAGAGGATAGACAGTTTGACATACAATGGGCCAACGATGAGGCTGATATTGCTGATGCTAATCAATTACTAAAGAATAAAGAAGGCAAGATACACTAGTATTTATGCAAGAGGAGAGAAAACCTATAGTAATACCCTATACACCTAGGGAATTACAAAGACATCTACACACAACTTTAGATAGATTTAATGTTGTAGTATGTCACAGAAGATTTGGTAAAACTGTATTTGCTATTAATCAGTTAATCAAAAGTTCTGTAGAAGATATACAAGCTGGTAAAAGAGCACCACGCTATGCATACATAGCACCACTGTTTAAGCAGGCAAAGACAGTAGCATGGGATGAATTAAAGAGACTATGTGCTGTATTTCCTGAAGTAAAGTTTAATGAGGCTGAACTAAGAGCTGACTTCATGGGAGCTAGGATACAGCTCTACGGGGCAGATAATTATGACACTCTCAGGGGAATTTATTTAGACGGGGTCGTGCTCGATGAGTACGCTCAGATGAATCCTAAGATGTTCTCTGAGGTTATAAGGCCGGCACTCTCAGATAGGAAAGGGTATGCTATATTTATTGGTACACCTAAAGGAAAGAACGAATTTTATGACATATACCACTCTGCCCCAGAGAAGAAGGGATGGGCCAGATTTCTGTACAAGGCGAGTGAAACCGGGATATTAGATGATGAAGAACTGGAACTGGCTAAGCAAGACATGGCGGAGACAGAATACCAACAAGAATATGAGTGTTCTTGGTCGGCTGCACTTAGAGGTGCGTATTATGCTCCTCAGATTGAAATTGCTTATGAAGAAGACCGAGTGGGGAAAGTACCTTATGACCCGGCTAAACAAGTAGTAACAAGCTGGGACCTAGGCGTAAGTGACGCAACAGCTATATGGTTCTGTCAGTTTGTAGGTAAAGCAGTACACGTTATAGATTATTTTGAAGGTTCAAACGAAGGTTTGCCATACTATATAGATGTACTAAAAGGCAAAGGCTACCATTATGGTGCACACATAGCACCACACGATATAGTAGTTAGAGAATTTTCTACTGGTAAGTCAAGACGAGACCTAGCATTTGACCTAGGCATTGACTTTCAAGTAGCACCAAAGTTAAAGGTTATGGATGGTATTGATACTACCAGAACTTTTTTAAACAAGTGTTGGTTTGACGAAGAGAAGACCAAGAAAGGATTAGAAGCATTGCTACAGTACAGAAGCAATTATGATGACAAGAAAAAGATTTGGTCACAGAAACCAGTCCACGATTGGACATCACATGCTAGCGATGCGTTTAGGTACCTGTGCACAACAGATGTAGTATTTACAGGTAATGACAGTGTCTGGAGTAAGCAATTACCTGAGACAGATTTGAGTTGGATAGTATAAGGAGAAGGTATGAATCCAAAGTGGCTAGAGAATAAAATATTAGAAATATTGCAAGAGGTTCAAGACATCAAGCATATTATGAAAGCAGTTAGTATGTCGCAACCGCCAGAAAAACCGGCACAAGAACCTGCAACTAAAGGTAAATAGTATATGGCAAAAATGACAAAAAGGGAGCTTGCTGCTCACTTAGAGCAGGAGATACATTCAGCTCTAGGTTATAAAGATGGTAAGCTAACAGAGCAACGCTCTGATGCACTAGACCGTTACTACGGTAAACGGTATGGTAACGAGCAGGAAGGTCGCTCACAGATTGTCACAAGAGATGTAGCTGATGTAATCGAATGGATTATGCCAAGCCTGATGAAAATATTTACTTCAGGCGATAAAGTAGTACAGTTTGAACCACAAGGTCCAGAAGATGTATTAATGGCAAAGCAGTCTACTGATTATGTTAATCATGTAATCATGAGACAAAATCCCGGCTTTCATATTATTTATCAATGGTTTAAAGATGCACTGCTACAAAAGAACGGTATAGTTAAACACTACTGGGATGACAGCAGCGAGACTCTAAGAGAAGAGTACAAAAATTTAACTGATGCGGAATTTACTGCATTATTATTAGAAGATAATGTAGAAGTATTAGAACACACACAAACTGGTGATGAAGATGCTTCTGTTATTTCTTTACAACCACAAGAAATATTACATGATGTTGTAGTTAGTAGAACATATGAAGATGGTCAAGTTAGAATAGAAGCTGTACCACCAGAAGAATTTTTAATTGACAAATATGCTAAGTCAATAGACAGTGCAAGATTTGTTGCTCACAGAGTTAAGAGAACTAAGTCCGAGTTAATAGAGCAAGGATACCCTAAGTCAAAGATTGAAAATGTATTCAATAATGATGAGGCAAACTATAAAGCAGAAAGACTTTCTAGATTCTCACACGAACAAGACAATTCACCAGAGGGTGACATTGATGATGGAATTTGGGTTACGGAATGTTATCTAAGAGTAGATTATGATAATGATGGCATTGCCGAACTACGAAAAGTAACGAAGGTTGGAGACGAACTGTTAGATAATGAGGCTGTGGATAGTGTTCCCTTCTCCTCCCTTACACCTATACCAATGCCTCATAAGTTTTACGGTCTGAGTATTTATGACTTAATCTCTGACCTTCAACTAATTAAGACTACATTAATGCGTAACTTGTTAGATAATATGTATTTAACAAATAATGGGCGATACGAAGTAGTCGAAGGACAAGCGAATTTAGATGACCTAATGACTTCAAGACCGGGTGGTATTGTAAGAGTACGCACACCGGGTGCTGTCAACCCACTGGGAACACCACAATTAGATGCTAACTCATTCAATATGCTAGGGTACTTAGATAGTATTAGAGAAGAAAGAACAGGAGTTAGTAAACAATCAATGGGTTTATCTGAAGGTGCGTTAAAGTCGCATCAAACTGCTACAGGCGTAGGTCAAGTTATGACCGCAGCACAGCAGAAGATTGAATTAATAGCTAGAGTATTTGCTGAGACAGGAATGAAAGACCTAGCACAGTCTGTTTATATGTTAGTACAAAAATTTGAAAAGCCTGAAAAACTAGTCAGATTAAACAACGAGTGGACCACATTATATCCACACGAATGGAAAACAAAAATGGATTGTACTGCACAGGTAGGTTTAGGTTTTGGTAATAAAGATATGAACTTAATGCATTTAGGCAGATTGTCGCAAACAATACAGATGATTGCACAACATCCTGCTGCTGGTATGCTACTTAAACCTAAGCACATATATAATCTAGTAGCCGAGCAAATAAAAGCTATGGGCATGAAGAATGTAGATGACTTTATACAAAACCCCGGTGATGCTGATGTTCCACAACAACAAGGACCTAGCCCAGAAGAACAAGCTAAGCAGATGGAAACACAGCTTAAAGCTGAAGAAATAAAGGTTAAACTACAAAAGATACAGCAAGAGTCAGCACTTAAACAACAAGAGATGCAGATTGATGCACAAATAGCTCAGCAAGACTTAGAACTTAAGCAGCAAGAAGCTAGCGTTGATATGCAGATTAAAGCACAAGAACTTGAAATTAAGAAAGCAGAACTTGCACTTAAGCAACAGGAACTTGAATTAGAAAGAGAACAAGAACGAGCTGTTAAAATAGGAACTTAATATGGGGAAGAAGGGAGAAGAGATAGCAAGGGCAGACCAAGCTAAACAAATTTTAGAACATCCTCTATATGTAGAGGCTCTAGCCACAGTAAAAGAAGCATTAATACAGCATCTTTTAGATACCAGAGTTGCCGAGGAAGTGGAGAGAGACAGGTTGTATATAACAATTAAAGCATTGGAGTTAGTTAATCAACACATAACTTCGGTACTTGAAACAGGCAAACTTGCTGAGAGGGAGCAAGAAAACTTTTTAACTGAATAAGAGGAGATAACCTATGGATTCTGTAGAGAACACCCAAGAAGGTAGATTTGATAGAGCACAAGCAGGTTCAAGTGAAGAAGCTGCAAACCAAATCCTAAGTATGTGGGACTCAGAAGAGCAAACCGCAAACGAGGAAACCGAAGCTACTGTTGACGAGGAAGTAGTAGAGGACACACAGGAAGCTGAAGAGGTAGAAGAAGAAGCCCCCGAAGAAAAGGGACAAGCTGAAGAAGAAACCGAGGAAGAGGTAGAAGAGGAAGAAGAAACTGAAATAGTAGCCGAAGAAGATTTAAAGTACACCATTAAGGTAGACGGAGAAGAACTAGAGGTTGGTATTGAAGA